GTTTAGGTTTGTTCCTGAATGGGATCGCAGTATACATGGTAGAACCATGATATTGCCCCTTTTTTGAGGAAACCTTTCTGTTACTGTTACGATTGACTTCTATATAAACGTTTTTGATGCTCTTAGGAGAAAACCTTATAAGAAATCTAGGGAGTCCACCCTATTACAAAACAAACCCTTTATTTTTGCTCATGGGTGTCAATGCATGTCGCTTTTATTGTGTTGGCCCCCCGTACGTCGATGAAGGAAGTTGAGACCTTGAGCAAGTTTCGTGAACTTCTTGCCTTGCTTTCGAGCGAGGTGGCCCACAGTGGTGTGGACGTTCTTGATTGGAAATGATCATGTTAGGTCATAGTAGTGAATTATGATGAAGTTATGCATAATTCGAGCTTTTAGAAACTTTGATATTGTAATGTCGGTTTAAAGATGCAAAAGTGTGTGAGACTAGAGTACTCGACTTTGCGACCGAATGGCCCTGTTACTGGAAAAGACATTAGCTTCGATGGCGTATTCTGATTCTACAGGATTCTTACTTATGAGACGTGTGAGTTTTATCCGGTCATAAGCCTAATTATCACAGTGTTGGATGTGGAGAGGGTTAATAGCCCACCAACTTCTGTGCAAAAGAACTTAGCTGGCTTAACACGCCAGACGCCTAGCCTTCGGGGAGGAAGTTCTCTGTTACCAAGAACTTTACACAGAGCGGGGAGAGCTCGCAAACAATGTCTCCCATTTCAAGCTCGCGCGGTAGCAACGACCGCGTAGTGGTGCCGGAGGCGCCCACCGTATTTGCCGATGATTTCGACGATTCAAATTGGATTCCTATGAAGGAAGCCTGCTCGCAGAAATTTAGTAAGCGAGTGACATCCAAAAAAAGTGTCTAATGCGAAGCGAAAGAGTCATACGAAGAAAGCCAAGCCACTTGACCCACATGTCTTTTCGGAGATATTTGGGGCTGTCCATGGAGCTTGTGCTACCGGCCAGCAGATCTACTCTGATGCTGATATGGCATTAAAGGTCGCTCAAACGATCAATGATGCTAAGGAAGCTATCAAATATCCGGGTTCTGATTATAAATCTTTTGAAGATAATGTCACTGCCCGTATCGAAGATATTATTGCCTTGATCGCTGGTTTGTCCGCCGCAAAGAATTTCGGAGGCTTCTTGTCCGTTATTCATTTATATTTGCGAACTCATTATCCACATCCCGTGTCTAAAAAAATTATGGAATGGGTGAAAGCCATTTTTGGCGCCTCTTCTGCATATGTTCAACGGAAGGGAGGAGAGTTTGGTCTTCTTGATCAACAAAGTGGGGAAGAGGTCGATTTCGAGAACCGTCTTGATACTATTCGATCTCTGTTAAAATCTTGGAAAACTCACCGCCATGGTGAATTAAGCCGTAATTTGTGCAATGTTGTCAATATTCTCGTTACCTTTGGCATTGTACCAGATTGGAACAAAAACCCCCTTACTCTCGGCAAATTTCAACTCTTCAGGGCTCGTGCCTGGGATATACAAAAAGAATCAGGATCATTCATTGAGATGGTACTGGACACTGCTGTATTTTTCCTTGAACGAGGATATGCCGCCCTAGTCAATGATGATTTATCGTTACTTCTCTATTCGGACTCAGCAGCAGCTGCTTATGAAAATGAGTATGCTGCGATTGTGTCTGTATTACCGTTACTAGAGGCTGGCAAATTATCGGAGTTAAAGACTGAATCGTTTAAGAATGATCAAGATTTTGAAGTGCGTCTCGAAGCGCTCATATCAGCGACATTCGATAAGTTGAAGTCTGAAACAAGTCCCCACATGCGGAACACCCTGACAAATAAACTTGTGGTTCTGAAGAAGACGCGCACTGCACTTCTGATGAATCAAAAATCTTCGTGTGTGCGAGAAAAGCCTTTTGGCGTCCTTATTTATGGGGGATCCTCTGTAGGGAAATCCTGTATCAATGCTACTTTACTGAAGGTACTTCTTGCGCATAATAAGCTCCCAAATTCTAAGGAACATGTTGTCACTTTGAACGATAACGACAAGTTCCAATCTGAATATCGAGCTTACCATTCTGCTGTCACGATGGATGATTTCGGAAATACTAGAGCCGAACATTATACCGAATCGCCCACGAATAAGATTATCGATTTCTTGAACAACGTCCCAAAGGCTGCACTTAATCCTAATGTGGAGCTCAAAGGAAATGTCATGATTCAACCTAAAATCGTGTCAGTTACCACCAACAAGAAGGATTTGATGGCTCATTCCTTCTCAAACGAACCAGTTTCTATATTACGCCGATTTAATGTCATCTTAGATGTAAGATTGCGCGATTCATATGTCGATCCTGAAACTGGAGGACTAGATGGGACTAAGATTAATAGTTTCGTACCTGATGCATGGCTCATCGATGTCCAACAAGTAAAGATTGTTCGTACCGAGGGTGAAAAAGCCGATTCTTACGACTTTGTCACACTTCTTAAGGATGCGTCCTTTTTTGAAACTCTCGAGTTTCTTAAAGATGCTTCCACGACTCATTTCTCCATTCAACGCAAATTTGTGAAGAGTGTTGAGGATTTGTACGATACAAAGCTTTGCCGTCATTCGTACGTCTCAAGTGAGTGTCCTCGCTGTTTAGCCGGTTCTGATGATGAATCTGCGGCTGATGAGTTTTTTACTCCGGCAGAGAATCCCACTAATGACCTCGTAGCTTTTGGTTCCCAATCTATTCCTATGACTGTTGATGTTAAACCTGATCCATCGTTCATTCCAGAACATTTTCGTGAAGGTTGTGTTGATGGCCAATATTGGGAATGTTGTACGCCTTTTTGCAAGCTACAGCATATCTCCCCGCATGGAGCAAAAATGTGCTACAAGCGTTTTAAGGAGAACAGATTGGATCAACAAGCTGACGAGGAAAAATGCGATATTCCGACCGAGGATGACGAGGATGTTTGGGATCCTATCCCGAACAGTAAGCCGACCGAATGTGAGCGTCTCGAAGATGCTGTCAAAGGTTGGTACGCGGAACGCCAGTTCAAACAATGCGCCAATTTTGCTAAAGGTGCTTGTGAGACCATACAAGAGGCGTTCGAAGCACACAAGAAAGAGGTTCTCGTTGGCGTGTGTGCGGCCATTGGTATTACGACGGCCATTTTTGCTGGATATAAGGTTTACAAGAAACTAGCTGGTGTGGAATCCTTTCTATCGCAAGGTAGTGAGGAGAAACCACCCGTTCGTCTTGATTCTGATGTGCCTAATCCGTGGAAAGCGGTCAGACCAGTCGAGATCCCAAAATCCGAACACAGTAAGACTACTACAGTCCCTGATTTGCTTCGGAAACTACGTAAGAGTCTTGGACATGCTTACTTGATAGATGAGGTCGCTCAGATCCGTCGCAAATGTGATATTGTTCCTATGCGTGGTAATTGTTGGCTTTTGCCATCCCACATGTTGGATCAAAAAACATACAAAATTCAAGTACAGACAACTCCCCAGGATACGCTCGGGCTTAACTTTTCCCAGATTATAGATCCATCTTGTTGGATCAGACTCGATAACGATTTTGCCCTTGTCCGTCTTGTTAATGGAGGACCAGTCCCTAATTTGTCTCGATTCTTACCGATGGATGATTTTGAGTTGACCTCTAGATTGCTTGCGACTTTTGTTTATAAGACCCCTGAGGGTACGATAGATGAGGATGTAGTACGTATTACGTCCAAGAAACACTTTGAAAGCAAAGCCGCAACATTTAATGGATTCTCTTATGATTATCCTCGACCCACTTTCCCAGGCCTGTGTATGGGCACTCTTGTAGCATCCCAACGCCGAGCCTGCATTGTAGGCTTCCATCTTGCCGGCCGTACTGGAGAATCCTTTGGTGCAGCTGGTATTTTGACGCAGAAGCAGTTTGAGACCGCTTATTCAACACTTACTGCGAATGTCCCTCTAGCTTGCCATTCAGAAGGTCATATGCTGACTTCCAAATATGGTATTGATTTTACGCCGAAAGAGGATATTGAAGCCCGCCACTGCGTTCATTGGTTGGCCGACGATGATGACGGTCAACAACCAGTGGCAGAGGTCCTTGGATCTCACCCTTTAGCGACTACTCGATTTAAGTCGCAAGTGAGGAAGAGTCCCATTTCAGAACAAGTTGCTGAGATTATGGATTTGCCGCGTTTGCATGGAGCTCCCAGCCCCAGAAATATTGGCAAACATTGGTCTCGTGATTTGACCTTGATGGCTCACCCTAAAGGCAATTTTGTCCCTGAAATCCTCACCAAGGCTAGAGAAGATCTTATGAACAAGATTAACTCTTTCCTTGACGCTAACCCCGAACAGCTGGAGTTGGTTCATCCTTATCCTAAAGATTATGTTTTATCTGGCGTGGATGGAGTGACCTCAGTTGACCGCGTACAACTAAATTCTTCTATGGGATTTCCCATCAATAAGAAGAAGAAGTACTTTCTTGGACCTGTGGAGCGTGATGTTCCTGGTGTAACTGAACCTATCGATTTTGAAGACCCACAATATTGGGCTGAAGTAGAGAGAATGGAAGAAGTCCTTGCTGCTGGAGAACGTGTATATGTGATCCATCGCGGCAATTTAAAGGATGAGCCCACAAAGTTCACCAAGGATAAGATTCGCGTTTTTGCAGGATGTGAATTCGCCTTTACCTGTGTTGTCCGTAAATATTACCTTCCTATTGTTCGCTTGATTCAATCTAACTGGAAAGAGTTTGAGTGTGCTGTTGGAATTAATGCACATAGTCGTCAATGGTCTGAATTGAAGGACTATTTGACGCGTTTTGGCGGTAAGAGAATGATTGCTGGAGATTACAAAGCCTTTGATAAGGCTGCAACTCCACTAGCGATGTTATCTTCTTTTGAATTACTTATTCAAATTGCCATTCGCGCCGGATATACTGAGAGACAGATTACTATCATGCGAGGTTGTGCAACCGAAATTTGTTACCCGCTTTATGAATTAGATGGTGTATTGGTACAAATTTTCGGGTCCAACCCGTCTGGACATCCTTTGACTGTTATCATTAATAATTTGGAGAATTCCTTGTATTTGCGCTATGCGTATTACGCTATGCACGAAGGCACGGAAGTTCCCCCTTTTGATCAACGTATATCCCTTATTTGTTATGGGGATGATAACGCTATGGACGTGTCCAGTGAAGAGGACAAATTCAACCACACTTCTGTTGCTTCCGAATTAGCTAGAGTTGGCATCACTTATACGATGGCTGATAAAGAGGCAGAGTCTGTTCCTTACATTTCACTTAAAGATGTATCTTTTCTCAAACGTGGTTTTGTATGGAATGATGATCTGCATGCTTGGTCAGCTCCGCTCGAGGTAGCATCCATATCCAAATCGTTGCATAACTACATGCATAAAAAAGGATCTGATGTTTTACCCGAGGAGATTGCCGCTAATGCTATTCACAGCGCAAACAGCGAGTTTTTCTATCACGGTCGAGAGATCTTTGATGTTCGCCGTTCGCAATTGTTAGAAGTCGCAGAACAAGCTGGGATTCGTGATATCGTAGGAGATTTGGAAACTTACACAGACCTTTGTGATCGCTTTTTAGGATCACATTCGAAACGTCAAGCACTAGATGAACCTAATGAGTTTATCCTCGACATCCAATCGGGTGAAGAAGTTATTACTGAAAGTCTATTGCAACAACGGGTTATTTCAGATTTTGGAATCAAACCAGTAATCCATGATTCTTTCTTGGGTAACGCCATGTTTGGAGCTCCTGATCTTGTATTTTATCGACCTGAACATAATACTTTATACGTTATCGAAACAAAGGTTCTCCGCACATCTAGCGGGTCATGTAAGAAGCGTCGGGAATTCGCTATTTTACAAGCGAAGAAATATGCCAAAGCCTTCCATGTTTTAACGCAAAAATTTGTTATTTTCGTCTTCATTTATACTGAAGAAGGTTATCAATTTATTGAAGCGTACAATTATTCCGATCATGCTTTGGTCTTAAATAACGCCACCCTAAAGTCGCTGGGTGTGCATCCGCGCACTTTAAGGGGTATGGATAC